CGCCCGCGCCGGCTTCCCCCTCCCCCGGTTCATGTTGTACTGCTGCGCCATCAGCATCGCCGTGTGCGCGTCACTGCGCTCTTCCAGAAACGGCTCCAAAGACAAAAAGGCGGCCCACCCAATGAACTCCTCGAACTCCATCCCCTCGCTCGCCGCGCCCGGGCCTTCGTTCAACTCCCTCACCGTTCGGCCGCCTATCCCGTGCGCCACCAGCCGGTAGGCCAGCATCAAAAATGGATTGTCTAAGAGCTCTCTTTTTTTTCCTCCACCCGATCCTCAGCCATCCCGCTCAGCTCCCGCATCGTCTTCACGATCAGCGACGTCACCGCGTTCGGAAACTGCTCCAGCTTCTCCCGCACCTGGAACGGCTTCATCCCCGTCCCCTGCATCAACTCCGCCATGTACACCAGCTCGCTCGCCGGCAGCGTGATGTACTCCGGCCGCTCCCCGTCCTCTCCCGCCGCCGCCTCAAACGCCCGCTCCAGCGTCGCCCCCTCCGCCCTGTCCGTCACCAGACACGCCTCCAGGAACTTCGCCCCCGCGTTGTTCGCCAGATCCGCCAGGTCGAACTCCGTCCAGTTCTCCTTCTCGTTCCGCCGCACCTTCGCCCCCCGCCGCGGCGCGCCCACGATCTGCTGCTGCTGCGCCGCCGTCAGATCGCACACGTACACCACGCCGCTATACCCGGCCTCGGCCAGGTCGACCCGCGCCACCTTCTTCTGCTCCGCCAGCCCCAACAAATCGATCGCCGAGAGCGAAACTCGGCCGTCTGTGCTTGCCATCAACTCCCTCCTCTCTCCCGCTACTTCAACCCTTCCAACCGCTCCAGCACCGCCCGCACCTTCTCCGCCGCGCTCTGGAACGTCTTCTGCCGCTGCCCGCCGCGCTGCTCCAACAGCGCCGCCGCCCGCGCCAGCAACTCCTCCGCCGTCTCCGGCCGCCCGCTCTCCGCCTTCGCCGATGGCTCCTTACCCTTCACTTCCACAGCCATATCTCTCTTCCCTGGCCCCTGGCCCCTGGCCCCTGGAACCTAATCCCTAGCCCCTAATCCCTAATTCAACGTATCCCACTCCGGCGCGCCCGTCGGCCGCAGCGTAATGCTCGCCGTCACCAACTCCTCCATCGGAATGGCCCCGCCCAGCCCGCTGATGAACGCACAGAAGCTCATGTACGTCTGCTCCGCGTTCATCAGCACCAGCCGCCACTCGCTCACCACCTTCGTCCGCTTCATCTGCTGCAGCACCGACCACTGCGACCACAAGAACTTCATCTCGTAGGTCACCTCTTCCAGCTCCGCCAGCGGATTCGGCACATACGTCCGATACCCGCCCGACTGGTTATCCGTCGTCTCAATCGCCTCCGTCGTGTCGTTCGGGAACTCCAGGTCTTTCGTCCCCGCCACCGTCGTCCACGCGTCAGTCAGGTTGTTCTTGAACTGCAACAGCGTTCCATACCCAACCAACTCCTCAGGGGGTACACACACAGCCATCTCTCATCTCTCCTATAGGGCAATCGCCGCGATCAGCACCTCGGCGTGGTTCGCCGTCACCAGCAAATCCCGGCCGCCCAACGTCTGCTCCCAACCCCGCGGCTCCAGAACCTTGGCGAAGATCGCCCCCGCCGCGATGTTCGTCGCCGCGATGTCCGCCTTCCGCCCATACGGATCAGCCGACGACGTGATCGCCACCGTCCGCGTGCTCGCCCCGCTGTTCCGAAACAGCAGCAGCACCCGCTGACCCGGCATCGTGATCGTGTTCCCCGTCGTGTCCGCCGCCGCCCACGTTACCGTCGAGAGCTGCCCCGCCGCCCCCTCGGCCAAGTAAGCCCCATTGATCTCCTGCACCGCAATCGCCGTTGCCATCCGCGTCCTCCTAAATGGGAATGGCGATCGCCTTGACCGCCACGTTCTCCGAATCCATCAGCAGGTTCCGCCCGCCCAGCGCCTGCTCCCAACCCCGGCTCTCGAAAATGCGCGCCGCCCAGCCGTTGGCTGGAACGTCCACCTCCGTGATGTCCGCCGTCCGCCCCTGCGGGTCCCGGCTCGAAAACACCGTCACCCAATAGGGGTTCGCCCCGTCGCTGTTGTGAAACAGCACCAGGCACTTCCCCGTGCTCATCACCACGCTATTCATGTTCGTCGGGTCCATCGCCGTCTCCGTCAACGTCGTAAACTGCGTCGACGTCTCCAGCACGTACGCCCCCAACACCGCCTGTTCTGCAATCGCCGTCACTGCCATAGTCCTACTCTCCCAGTGTCACCACCTGATAATCCGCAATCGCCCGCTGCAACTGCGTCTCCGGCTCATAAACCACCCAGCCATTCCGCCGGAACACCCCCTGCACCCTCAGCCCCCCCGGCCACGTCCCCTTAAACCCGTCCAGCGCCTCCCGCGTCGTTCGCTCCACCCGCCGCGCCTCCGACCGCGTCCGCGCCCAGTGGTCGAGCTGGTACCGCGCCCGCCCCGTCGCGTCCGGCCCGTCGAAGCTGTAACTAACCCCCGCGCCCACGTCGCTATAAGTGATCGCCGGCAACACCGCGCCCTGGGGCAGGGGGAGCGGGTAAATCCGATCACCCACCTCCGCCGCCACCCCCGGCCGGCTCAACAAAAACTGCACCAGCGCCTCATCCGGGTCCATCACGGCTCCACCATCTGCGCCAGCACCCGCGCCATCTCCCGCAACGCCTCCCCCTTCTTCTCGTCGAATGCCGGCCGCAAATACGGCTGCCCGCTCATCCGGCTCGTCCCAAACTCCTGCGCCGGCCCGTACTCCACGTTCGTCCCCACCCGCGCCACCGTCCCCTCGCTCGTCTCCCCCGTCTCCGTGTGGATCGACCGCCGCAGCGTCCCCGTCCGAACCCGCGCCTTCTGCGCCGCCGCCGTCTGAATCGGCAACCCCCCCGCCATCAGCGCCGCCCGCGCCTGCGCCGGCGTCGCCTTACTCGCCAACCGCTTCAGCTTGGCCACCAACTCCCCATCGCCCCGCACATCCACCCGACTCGCCATTCGCCCTCCCCACTGGCCACTGACCACTGGCCACTCAATGCCCCACCCGCTCTAACTCCAACTGCGTCGACCGGCTCATCGAATCGCTCGTCACCGCCGTGATGTTCCACGCCTGGTTGTCGATGTAAGCCCGCTGCCCCACCTCGATCTGTGGGTAATACCCGGCGACATTGAACACCCGCTCCGTCGTCACCCGCGTCTGCCCCACCTCGCGCACCTCGCCCGCCGCCTGCCGCGGCCGCGCCATGTTCCCGTAGACCACCAGCACCGTCGCCCACGACTCCACCCGCTCCCCGTTCGGCCGCACCACCACCGTCGCCGACTGAATCTCCCCCACCGTCGGATAGAACGCCTCTAGGCCCTCGTGCAGCCCCGGGTGGACAATCCCACTCAGCGCGCTCTCCGCTCCCAGTCCCATGGCCTAGCGCCTCTCGTCCAGCAGTCGCGCCCAATCATCCGGCGGCCGCCGGTCGAACTGCCCAATGCCCGCCGGCAACGCCAGCCATCCAATACTCCCCGTCGCCCGCGCCCCCTCCTCGTCCGCCTCCTTCCGATACTGCGCCGCCAGCGCCCGCAGCGCGTTGGCCTCCGCCGGCCCGTCCGTGGTCAAGTCAAGTAATCGAATCCGCTTCTGAACCAGGACCTCATTGACCGCAATGACCATCAGCGCCGCCGCCGCCGCCCGCTTCACGTTCCCCCCACTTATCTCCAGGAACGCCTCCACCGACGCATCGTTGAAGATCGGCGCGGTCAGATCGATGTCGCTGATCAACAGCCGCACCTTCCCCGCGTCCGACGAGAAATCGGTCATCGCCGTCATCCGTCCCTCTTCAACCTCACCAACACCTGGTTGACCGTCACCCCATCCAGCCCCAGCGCCGCCAACCTCGCGCCCGTCCGCGGCAAATCCTCCAGGTAAATGACCCCGCGCATCGCCAGCATCTCCCGCCCCGGAAAATCCTCCGGCAACAGCGTCCTGGCCTCCTCCGCCTCCTCCGGCTCGTCCACCCCGTCCACCGCGTCCACCCACCGCTCCAGCGCCACCGCGATCCGCTCCAACTGCCGCTCCAGCCGCGCCAACACCTGCTCGACCTCGGCCGCCGGCAGCTGCTTCGGAGCAGGCTTCACGATCCACACCGTGTCGGTCGTCACTCCATTAGCAGCCACACGTTCACCCCATCCCCCGCGTTCGCCTGGTCGATCTTCACGTTCACGATGTCCGCCACCGCCAACGGCTCACCCACCGCCGCCCCGCCGGCCGCGTACAGCATCGCCGCCCCGCTCGTCGACACCGTCCCCACCCGCGGATAGAACCACCCGCTCGTCGCCGCATTAGCGATCGACAGGATCGTCTGCGCCGGCCCGCTGCCGCCCCCCTTCGTGGCCACCACCACGTCCGTCGTCCCCGCCGGCGGCGAATCCAGATACTCCACGCCCACCGCGACGATCCGCCCGCTGACCACCCCGCCGTCCGCGTTGGCCGTCGCCACACCGTTGCCGCCCACGGCCGCCCCGCTATAGATCGGCCCCATCAACCTCATGCCTTCCCCCGTCGCGCCCCACTCTCGCCCTTGCCCTTCTCCGGCGCCCGGGCGCTGGCCTCCGGCGGCGTCCCCTGCGTCTCGTCCAGCGCCTCCGGCCCCGCCTTATCCACCCCGTCCGCCTCGTTCGCCGGTGGGGCCGGCG